GAAGTTCAGTATGTAGGGTATCACTCTAAGAGCAGATCACAGCAATCAATTAATCGCATTAATTCAGCCGATCAAGGTTCGGTAGGCCAATCAACAACAAGACAAGCCGTAAGTACGAGTAGAGCAAAACCAAATTCAGGCATAAGCAGAACAAATAACAAGGTATCAAGAAGCAGATGAGAACAGTAAAGCGAATAACAGATGAGGAATACATACGTTATTACGGTCTATCCAGTTACATAAGTGAGATCCCGAGTAATCATGAGTGCTACTTCCGTGTTTATCGAAAAGGTAATCCGTTTGGCGATTTCACTCAAACAACAGAGCAGACTAGTGACGGCTTAAACTGGGTAGTACATCTAACTGACACATCTAATTACGTGGGCAAGTACATATTGGAGATGAAGATCACAATACCTACCCAAGTATCAGCCCTGGATATTGAGCAAGTGCCTATAGAGTTCAAGTTATGAGAAAGATTCGTGAGTATAGGTGTGTAAACAATCACATCAGCGAAAAGCTTGTATATGACAATGTGATTAATATTGATTGCGATGAATGCAGTAATGTAGCCAAGAGAATAATCAGTGCTGTAAAGACAACATTTAAGTTTGCTGATAGAAGCGGGATGAAGAAGTGACAGACAAAGGAAGGCCTAGTATTTACACAGATGAGCTGGTAAGTCAGTTCTTAGAATATGTAGAGAGCGGCCTATCTGTTAAGCAAGCATGTAAAAAAGAAAATATGCCAACAGAATCAACCATTTACGAATGGAGGAATGATGTTACCAAGGATTTTTCGGATAAGTACACGCATGCAGTAGAAAAGCGAACTCAGTTTTTAGCTGAAGACATGGTGAATATTAGTGATGAGCTATCAGATACTAGTACAAAAGAAGAAGTAGCCGTAGCAAGATTAAGAATTGATGCACGTGATAAATACTTAGCGCGAATGATGCCTAAGAAGATTGAGCAAAAGACAGAGCTATCAGGCTCAGTAAATCTAAGTAATCTATCTGATGAGGAACTAGATGCAAAGCTCCACGCTCTCTCGCAAGAATAAGATTGAGTTAATCCATTTACTAGAAGAAAAAGAACGTAGAAACAAAGAGCGCTTAGTGCATGCTGTATATGAGTCAATGTACGGATGGCAAAGAGGCGTAGTAGAAGCAACAAAAGACCATCACGAAGTTTGTTTGATTGCAGCTAATCAGATTGGTAAGACTTATACAGGTACAAACATAGATGCTTATCATTTATTAGGTGATTATCCTGATGATTGGGAAGGCCACAAGTTTGACTTTGCTCCTTTATGCTGGGGTCTTGGTTACTCAATGGAGAAAACCAGAGACTTGCTTCAAACGGCTTTGTTTGGTGAGTACGACAAAAGCAATGGCTTTGCAGGCGGGTTAATACCTAAGTCTAGGATTATTAGCTGGGAGTCAGCAACGGGCACGCCTAACGCAATGCGTACAGTTCGTGTTAAACATAAGTACGGCACATCACAAATACAATTCTGGTCGTACAGCCAAGGTCAACATGCCATTATGGGTGATGTTGTTGATTGGTTTCATGTGGATGAAGAGCCAAAAGATTCAAAGATAAGACCTCAGTTACTTACTAGAACCATTAATGGTGATAAGGGTAAGGGCGGGCGTGGCATCTACACGTTTACACCTGAGAATGGACGTACTGATTTAGTCATCATGTTCATGGACAATCCTTCATCGAGTCAGTTCTGTATTAATAAAGGCTGGAATGACGCTCCACACATGACTGAGGAAAAGCGTGAAAGACTTTTATCACAATATCCTTTGCATCAAAGAGACATGCGTTCAAAAGGTGTCCCTATGTTGGGTCACGGCCGTATCTATGACCTCAGTGATGATTTCATTAGTTGTGATTATTTTGATATTCCTGACCATTGGTTTGCCATTGGCGGCATGGACTTTGGTTGGGATCATCCGCACGCGTTTATCAAATTAGTAGAAGACAGAGACAATCAAATGTTCTATGTCACTCATGCATTTAAACAGTCCAAACAATCAGCTAACGAGGCATGGGGCTCAACAAATAGTTGGGCTAAGGGTTTACCTATTTCATGGCCTCATGATGGACTGCAGCACGAGAAAGGCCGTGACGGAGGTTTACAGCAGATGCAGCACTATAAGAACGCTGGTTTTAATATGTTGAGTGCAAATGCTACATGGCCTACAGGTGGTAACAGTGTTGAAACAGGTCTATTCCAGATAAATGATTTAATGAGTAAAGGTAAATTGAAAATATTTAAGGGGCTTAAGGATGTGTATGCAGAGATTGGCATGTATCACCGTAAAGAGAATGGCCAAATTAACAAAGCTAATGATGACTTACTCGATGCTATTCGTTACGCATTCATGATGCGACGCAAGGCTAAGCGTAATGGTGATATTGGCAAGAACAAAAAGAAAAAGAAATTAAACTATCCTAAGATGAGTATTGCATGAGCATGAGTGATAGAGAGCTATTAGCTCTTGTAAATTCAGCAGAGTATGAAGCTGTTAAATATAACGACGAGTTTATGGAGATTAACGAGAATCTCTTAGACCGTTATCTATCTGAGCCATACGGCGATGAGATTGATGGACAATCACAAGTAATCAGCTCTGATGTTGAGGATTTAGTTGAGTCTGATATGCCTAGCTTGGCAAGGATATTCTTGTCTGCATCTGAGACTGTTAAATTCATACCGTCGAGCGAAAAAGAAGAGGATATAGCTGAAGCTGAGGAGAAGACTGAGTATATAAAGCATATTATCAATACTCATGAAGACAGTTACCGTATACAGTTTAGCTGGCTCAAAGCTTCGCTATTGCAGAAATGTTCAGTTGTAACTTATGGTATTGATGAGAGTAAAAGAACTGAAACCAAGCGATACGATGGTATTAATGAGATTGAATTGGCTCAGTATCTTGAAGAGGCGCGTAACAACTATGACAAAGTTGATATTGTTGGTCAGGATCAGAATGATGATGGTAGTTATTACTTAGAGATACGATTTACTACTGAGCAGAAGAAGCCATACATAATGAATGTTCCGCCTGAAGAGTTCATTATTAGTCGTGGCGCTGTGACTAAAGACAAAGCTTTAATCGTAGGAATGAAAAGCAAGAAGCGTCGAGGGGACTTGATTGCTGAAGGATTCGATAAGAAATTAGTTCGTTCTATCGCTAGTGATGATGATGAGGATAATTTCGATACCAAGAATAAGCGTCATGAAAAAGAAGGTGGTATTGATTTTCATGAGGCTAAGAATCATTGGACAACTGAAGAGGTAACGGTTTCTGATTTATATATTTTGGTTGATTACGATGAGGACGGGATACCTGAGCGTAGGCACATAATAAAAGCTGGCAATAAGATATTAGTTAATGAAGCTTTTGATCACGTACCGTTTGCGATTATGAGCAGTATTCTAATGCCGCATAAGCTTATTGGTCGTGCTCGTGGTGAAACTGTATTGCAAACGCAGCGCACACAAACAGTTATCCAAAGACAAGTATTGAATAATCTTTACAAGGTTAATAATCCTCGCAATGTCGTTCATTCAGAGGTTGATATTGATGACTTAATGAGTGACCAACTAGGCGGCATTATTCGCTTAGATGACGATGCATTGCTGCCAGCACAGGCTATATTTCCTTTAACAACCCCTTATGTTGGTGATAAAGCCTTACAAGTATCTCAATACATTGATGCTAAGCGCGCTCAAACAACTGGCTCACACATGTCAAACCAAGGTCTTAATAAAGATGACTTTGGCAAAGAGACAGCGACACGATTTGAGGGCGTTGAGAAGTCAGGTAAGGCCAAGATCGAACTAGTTGCTAGGGTATTAGGTGAAACAGGGTATAAGCAGCTCTTTGAGGGCTTAGCGTGGATGGTTTCACACTATCAAGATGATGAAACAGAGATACGCGCATTAGGTAAGACATTAACTGTTAACCCTATGAAGTGGAAGTATGACCATGTAATCGAGACTCAAGTTGGGTTAGGCGTTGGTGATACAGAGTTAGCTACTCAAAACATGGGCGCACTGTTGCCCGTGTTAGAGCAATTAAAGACTACGGGTTCAACTATTGTT